TATAAATTATCTCTGTTACCTGATGTTAATTTTCTTTCTGCTTTAACTACGTTACCTAGCGCGCCTCTAATTAAACCTGCTGGTGCGAACCATGGGTCCGAAGAAGCATCTGTGAATGCGTATACACCTGGTATAAACACAGAAGGTGGCGACCAAACATATTGTGCATTTGCATCAATTGATTGTAGCCAAGGCCAATATGTAGCTGCATATGAACTATCAAATGCTGACGCTTGTGTTACTACAGTATTTACTGTACTGTTATAAGGTACTAAATCAACTACTGCTATACAATCAGTTCTTGATTGAGCTAATGCTACCATTTGAGATACTACTGAAGAGTGATCAGATAATGAATTAATTAATCCAGGAGCTGATAGTACATTAAAGCTGTAAGCATCGGTGTTTGATAATAGATTTAATGATTGTGTATATTCTGCTGCAACTAACCCTTGAATGTTAGTATTCGTGATATTTTCATTAAATTTAACGGGTGAATTGTCACTGTTAATGTTTGTACCATTTCCACCTTGGAATGAACCTGACCCTAATACTGGTATACTAGAGAAGAATGATGATTTAGCTTTTCCATTATTATCAAAGTATTGTGGTGTTGGAGAATCAACTGAACTTACATAAACATAAGCACTGCTGTTTGGATATTCACCATTTGATTTTACATAATAATCAACACCATCTTGTTCTACTGAGTAATAAGTATTACCAATAACTTTTGCTACATAATTTGCAGCTGTTGGGTCCATTGATAAATTGTTATATTGTTCTAATACTGCTTTTTGAGTAGTTGTGTCATTACCACGTCTAATTGATAATGAAAATTGTCCAGATCCTGTATTAGCACCTGTTATTTCCCATCTTACATTGTTTCTAGTACCATTTGATAAAGTACCATTTGCTCCATCAACACCTGCTTGGTAGTTATTACTAACTTCACCTTCTGAGATTGTTGATAATTTAAATGCTGCATTTCCTTCTATATCAGAAGTTTTAAGAGTAACTTTAAGATCTTGAGAACCACCAGTTACTGCTTTATCTACTGTTAAAATCTCACCTGCTGCATATCCTGCACCTCCAGTAAAGATTAAACTTGTTACTACACCTGATCCTATTACTATGTTAAAAGTTGCTCCTGTTCCGCCTCCTGTATTAACAGTAATTTGTCCTGCTGAAACAGCTCCTGTAAACGTACCAGCAACAGTTTGTTGAGAAACTGATCCAACTGCTTGTATGTTTGTATTTAATACACCTGGTGTTGTATTTGAATTTTCTATTGAAGACGAAGCTTCTGACCATCCTGCTGATCCACTAACTACTCTTACGACTAGTAATGATTCACCACCTTGTTGAAAATAGTTAGATGCTGCTGCTGAGTTTAGGTATGAGTAATATCGTGAGCCACTTTCTACTGACCCTCCGAATATAGCTTCGTATTGCGAGAATGAAGATACCGCTGTTGGGATACCAACTGGACCTTGAATTGCTGGTCCAATTATAGCCGCTCCAAATGAAATTGGAGCTGACCCAATAAAGGATGAATCGTTTTCTCTTGCTAATACACCTGGAGATATTAATGTTTCTGCCATTGTCTTATATTATATTTAATATTGTTTTGTTATAAATATTAGAAACTATTTCAAAAATTTATTCTGCTGCGGTAAATTCTCCTTTTTCTAAATCTAGGTTACCATCACCATATTTTTCTTGTAATTCCTTACCAAATTCTGCTTGTTCTTTTTGCAATATTTGAAAGTTTTTTCCTAATTCTTCTTTTTGATATTTTAAAGCATTGATTCTAAGCTCTGCTGCTCCTGTACCTACAACGATTTCGTTGTTTCTTGTTTGAAATTCTTCTAATTTTGAAACTTCTTCTTTTGATAACTTTTTAGTTGACATAATTTGTAAATTTTAATTTATTATAAATATTAATTTTTTCTTTAAAATTAGCTTCTACTTCTATGATCTTTTGTAGGATTTTGAGTAGGTACACCTGCTGTGTCTATATTGCTAACTGTTTCCATCCCAATAGTAACTTTTGCTTTTGAATTGTACTTTTTAGTAGAATTTAAGTCTTTTTGTATAGTATCAGGTATTAAATATCCACGTAATCTAATATTAAATGTCCCAGTAACCAACCTATCTTTACCAGTTGTTAATTCTGTTGCAGTAGTAAAACTATCTATAAAGGATCTAAACATAAATCTTTCGGGATTACCCCAATACGCATCTGATCCATACTCACATGCTTCAATTATTTTATTTAATTGTTCCATGTAATATGTTTGAACTAAACAACTATATTCCATAGTAACATAGTCGGGTTGAGCTACCATATGAAAAGTTTCAACGGGTACTCTATTATTTAATGTAGCAAAATTACTATAAAAGTTTTTCTGGCTAAATTGTTTTGAAAATACGCCATACATATTAGGCATATTAGCATCTAATTTATTTGATACTGTTCTATCCTTTGTTATTGTATCTCTTTTAATTACAATAATAGGTAACATAATAGCACCTTTTTTATCTCTATAATACCCATCACGTTGAAATGATTTCCACCTTTCAGGAGCACCATATATTATAGGTACTTCTCTTCTTGCTCCATTTTGATAAACAAATGGTTTAATTTTATTTTCAAAATAATAAAATACAGCTTCATCAATATCCTTAACACCTACTGAAAATTGTTTAGTGTCATCTTCTTTAAAGCTCATTTGAGCTGATCTATCAAAATTTATACCAGTTTCTGAATAGTTTGGATTATTAGGAATTTCAGCATCATTTGGGTTTGTCTGTATTCCTTCTCCGTCTCTACCTCTAAAAGCATGATGTTTATTTGTGCTTAGAGTTAATTGTGATTTTGGTATTGGTTTTCTTGGTTTTGCCATTAGAATCTTTCTTGGTAAGGTGAAATAGCTACTTTATCAGCTGGTATATAATAAGTGGAAACTAAAATTGATATATTATTTCCAAACATTTCTAAATCAGGATTAAGAGGATTTGGTTCTCCATCTGTATCATTATTAGGATACTCAGGATTTTTACCTCCCCAATATTGGTTAGCTACTGTACTATCTACTCCGTAATATGCTTCTTCATATAAAATAATGTCTCCTACTCTAGGAACAATATCTTTTTCAACTAAATCATCTCTTAATAAATAAAATTGAATTGGTTGGTTGTATTGTATACCTTCTATATTTTCACCATATTCTTGATCTCCTCTATTAATTAAACAATTAAATAAATAAGGACCATTATAATATTTTTCTTCAGCTGCTTCACCATAAAGATTTACTTTAGTTTCTTCTAATTGATATTGATAAAAAGCACATTGTTGAGTAATAATATTACCCATCAGTTCACGATTTAGTTTTTTCATTAGAGACCAGTCTCTTTGTCTTGTAAACATTGCCATATTACGCTATATAAATTGTGTAGGGCACTTGCTGTAACTCAACCATCTTCGATTCAGCTTCAGATGCTCTTCTATTTAATAATCCTTGTCTTGATGTTTCATCAAGATATGTTCTTAATCTATCTATTAATGCTGCTTTTTCTGCTGTAGCAGCTGATATTAAATCTCCTTGATTTAAATTAACTTCTGCATTTGGTATAGGTATACTACTATATTTACCTCTTACATACCCTAACATTTCTTTTGCTAATGCTAATGTGTATTCAAATATCCATTGTCTACCAACTGAATTAATAAATTCGTATGTTGGATTTTCAAATGGGGCATTTGATACATTTGTAACTCTAGTTGGTGTTTGTTTAACTGCGCTGTTTATTCTTTCATCTCGTAAAATATAATCAAAATATAAAGTTCCACCCCCACATATAGCAGTTATATCTTGGTCTCTTAAAGTTATTTTTATATCGCCTGCTGCATTACTAATATTAGCGCTTGAAGCATCTATATCAGCTTGAGCAATTGTTATCACATCTCCTGATGTGTAATTACTTCCAGAGTTTACTACTTTAATTTGGTATGTGTTATTTGTTCCATTATCACCATAGATCATAGCTGTACCATCTTTTCCAGTACCTGTTGATGTATCTAGTGTTATTAAAGAAGATGTAACATTACCTGTAAAAGTTACATTTGGGCCTTGGGTTACATTTAAAGCTTGACCTATAAGTAAAGATGAACCTGATAACATATTCCCATCAAAATTTGGTATAGGAAATATTCTTAATTTATTATCTTGTATTCTAAATGAATAATTAGACATTCTAACCATTTCATTCATTTCTATTTGTTGTATTACCTGTAAATCATAGTTTAAAGGAGCCATTAAATAGCCCATTCCTTGACCAAATCCTCCAAATCCAACAATACCAGCTGCTACTGCTCCACCAAATCCAAACCCATTATAAGGATCCAAATATCTTGCTGATGCTGGAAATTTTGGTTCATAATATACTCTTTTTACTTCTAAACCATGCTGATATTCAGACCCCGTTAATCCACTTCCTGTCATAAAAGTAGAAAAATCATAATCTTGGACACTAGCTGTTAGTTGGAATGAACCTGAGTAATAGGGTACATTTCCTCCACTACCTGCTTCTTCTCCATATTGTTCTGTTAGTCTAACTATAGGCTCAAAACTAGGTGTTATTAAAGCTTGATTTAGATTAGATCCAGTTGTAATTCCTTCTAAGGATAATTGATTATCACGTATTTTGTAGGCATATACTTCATTACCATATATAGTTACAGCTTCTTCAAAAGCAGTAAAGAAAGAACTTGATTGAAGTTCAACATCCACTAGTGGGTAACCTAATCTTGAAGCACAAAATTTAGTTACCTTTACAGCATCAGTTTGAAATATAGTATCGGAGTTATAAAACCCAAATGGTACTGAACTATCGTCCCAAATTGGACATCCATCATAAATAGGTACATTCATAATTGAGTATTTTATTATAAATATGAAAAAAAAAAGCCCGAACGTAAGTTCGGGCTAATTTTACTAAGTAAGATTTAATTTCTTATTATAGAGAATTTAATCCTGAAATATTGATAGTACCATAAAATTCTGGTCTTACCATTTTCTTAGCGTATCTAGTTAATAATCCCTTTCTTGGTGTGAAAGTATTTGGATCATATACTAGTGGAGTCATAATTAACGGAATGTACGGAGCAAATACAGCACCACTTTCCAAGAACTGAGAACCTCTAAAGCCCATAAGGATTTTGTTTTCAGTCATGTAAGGGTTTTTGTATACTTTGTAACGTCCATTAATAGCACCAACTTTTTGTACACCGAATGCGTAGCTAGCTTTAGCAGCGTCACCATCTGAATCAGCAGCAAATCCTGGAATACTTTCCAAAATTGTACCTACAGTTGGAGAACATACTAAGAAATTAGCACCACCTCTAAGAGTTTTCTGGTGTATGATGTTACTTAACTTTTGGATTTTAGTTCCTAATGTTTGGAACCATTGTCCTTGGCTATTGTAAAATCCTAAGTCAGATATTGCACCAGCGTTATCAATTGAAGTATTGTTAACTGCTGACCAGTTTTCAGTTCCTGCACCTGCAGACTCAATTAACATACTTAAGATTTCTAAGTCAATTTCTAATGAAATGTACTCACT